CACCACCCTGCTTTGTGTTGTAAGCTCAAGCTGCTGTACTGCATTACTGATATATGTTGTACATGCTGTTACAACACAATTTATGTATTTCACTGTAACGCCGTTCATACTGTATTCTATATTTACAGGCACACTGGACATAACGTCTGCATTTGGCACAGCAAGCTGTATTTTTAGCTTACATTCCAGCCTGCTTAAAACGGTGTCAAATGGTTTTGATTCGCCATATACCTTAATGTCAGTATTGTTACAGCTGACCTTTTCACTTAATAAAATTGCCTGTTCTTCAATGTCGCCAACAGTTACTGTCACATACTGCTCCCGGTTGAGGAATACATATTCTACGTCAATATTTATTGTATAACAGCGTTTGGCGGTGCTGTACTGTATATCACCTATTGTACAGCTTGTACTTTGCTGATTAAGCTGCCTTTTTTCCAGAAGCTGTGAAATTTCTTCTGCCTTTGCCAGAACGTTTTTGCCTGTGCAGTTCATAGGTGACATTAGCTGAACCCTGCATTTTAGCTGCTGCTTACCAACATCTGACAGGCTGTTGTTGCAGCTCAACACCTCAAGCACAGCACAGTAATTATATTTTGGTGGAGCTGTAAAGCTTTTATCAGGGTAGTAAAGCAGAAAATCCACCTCACCCACATTGTCGTTTAATCCTTGTAACAATTCATTTAATACAATGTCTATGCTCTGCAATTAATCACTTCCTTTTGTACGGACTGAGTACTGCACGCATATAAATAGGCTTACCGTTAAAGTAATAAGCTGTACAGTCCCTAACCCAATAATAATGCTGGTGCAGCCAAACGACAGCATTGGAATAATCCACCTTATCCTTCGGTAAATTAAACAAAAATAAATAATTTTCATTGTTAACCGCACCTGCATTGGTATAGTCAATATCAGAATACCGTCTTGTGTTGTTGTTAATCGGCTGCAAAATACCCTTTACTATGTGCTTTTGCTCAGATTCATACTCTGTAATAACACCCTCTGTACCAAATTTATCAATAGCAGTTATAACCGTCTCTTTTATCAACTGCAACACCTCTGAAAATAAAATTATCGTCCTTCACATATAATGCAACACTTTTCAGGCACTGGTTTAAATACTCCTTAGCGAACTCCTTACACGGTGCACAAGCTACTGTAATATCGCCTGCCTTAAAGCTGCTTACATTGCTATTCTCCATTATAATTGCATACTTGTAGTAAGCCATAGCGGCGGCAGCGGCAGACAGCCTGCCACTGCACTTTTGCTCATCTATGTTGCTAACAAGCATTTCATTAAGCTCCTCAACAGCATTGTTACACAGCCATCTGTACCCCTGTGCCTTATCATACGAAAGACCGGTAAGCTCACAAAATCTTTGAAATACCTGTTGCCCATTCATAAGCTTACACCTTTAGCACAATAGCGGCGTCATTAAACAGCCTTGCAAAACCGCTGATTACGCTTACCGCTGCACGCTCTAGCTGGCGGTCGATCAGCTTGTCATAGTCAACAAGCACATTACCAGCCTGTACCATTTCAAGAGCGCAGGTTTTGTCTAAGCCTATAATTTTATTACTGTCAAGTGTAGGCACATGAATCAGCTTTGCTCCCATTGGAGTAACCATTTTTCCCGTGCCGTGAAAGTCAAGTGAAGCCTGCGAGTCCTGCATTTCGTTCATTGCAAGAATTTTCTCCATAAGTGCCGTAGGTACAAGCAATGTGTTAAGCTCGTAAGGAGAAAGGCTTGTCCACAGCTTAATTAAATCATTATAGTCTAAGCTTCCGGGGGTCGATACGCTAATCTCCCTGGCGGCATTATTATTGCCGTCACCGTTTAACAATACAGAAACAGCATCTGCAAGCTGTGTACGGGCAATATAAGCACCAATCTGCTTTAGTGTTACTGTAAATAAATCAAGTCGCTGAAAACGCAGTGCCTCGTATGTAGAAACCAGCATTCTGCCCCTTTTCAACAGCTTAACAAGGTTCTCCTGCGTTTTAATAGTAGTTCTCGGCAGCAGTGCACCTTCGTTTACTACCTTCAGTTCCTTAGCGTCATCGTCAGGGTCAGATACAATGCTTCGGTAGTCCATACCGTCAATTTTAGTTACTGTAGCAGTAATATCAGGCAATACGTCGGCATATTCCATACCGACCTTAATTGCACGACTTACATACTCCGGGAAAAGCGCCGCTGACGATGATGTCTGAAAAAATTTCTCCACCATATCAGAGTCAGCCCCGCTTACCTTAATATCAAACCTTTTAAGCTGTCTGCCAAATGCATCCAGCTTAGCAAGTGACGTGTTTGCATAATTGCTGCTTGGGTCAAGCTCCTCCAGCACCTGTGAAAATGTCTTACTCTTACGGTTATACATACTTTTGTCAATGCTAATTGTCTTATATAATTCCATAAAATAAACCTCCAAATTAAAGAATAAACGTTACAGTATCATCCGTTGTACTCAGCACTAAATGCTCTCTGCCTGCTGTGCCTGCGGCAATGCCGCTTTCCGTGTAAACCAGTTTAGTATAGCCAAGGGCAATATCACCCGACTTTTTTGCTGTTACAGTGCCGCCCAGCATTACACCGCAGTAACCGCCGCGCACATTTACCGTTACACCAACCAAGCTGCTGTTAGCGTCAGCCTGTGCTACTGTACCGTTGTCTGACAGCTTTACCCACTGGTTAGGCTGTGTAATAGTGCTGTCTGCCTGAAATGTAAGAACCTTCTCGTTAAAACCGTTAAAATTAATATTCATATAATCTTCCCTTCATTTAAATATTGTATTGGCTGTCGTCAGCCTGCGTATTTGTATATCCTTTAATCAGCTGCGGCTGTAGGTGACTGCCGCTTTCTACTGCACCCTTATATAATGATACAAGCTGTTTAAGCTCTTTTATACTCAGCTTTTTTGCTACATCTGTAAGCATTTGGCTGTTACCCTGAAAGCAAAGTGAGCTATACCTTATGTACTGCTTTTCAAGGTCGCTTCTGTATGCCTTGCAATACTCTGCCATATCCTCAAGCTGTTTAATATAATCAATCAGCCTTTTACCGTTTTTTGTGTTGATTACACTGTAATTGCCCTTTTTAATTTCTGCTATAAGCTCCTGCATATTTACCTCCTTGCCGTATGATTTAATAACACCTGCATTTTTTTGGCTTGGCACAGCCACAAAGGACCATTCATAGGCATCTGTAATATCATCAATAATGTGGCAGCAAGACTTGCCGCTATATTCGCTGCCCTTGCAGTGGCTGCAGGATGACTGCCTTACATCTTCACCGCAAATATTACAAACAATACTGCCCGCACAGCAGCCCACACTAACCTCTTTTCTTATGCCGCTTTCTATCAGCTGAATAATATCCTCTGTAGACTTCAAAACAGGTATGTAGGCATTGGCAACAAGATGATAATACTCACCTCCAAGGGCGGTTTGCCTGCCGCTGACCTTTTCAACATAACAGCTGTAAATTCTGGCCGTCTGGTTGTGTGCCGTAGGGTTGTGGTCAGTAATGCCCGTTTTACCTACAAACAGCCGTGAAAGCTGATTCAGTGCATTCAAAGAAAAAGCCTCACCGTCACGGTCAATATCATTGTCACACAAAACCACCCTGAAGGTATAAAGCTCCTTTGCGGTATATTCCCGCCTTGTGTAAGAGTTAATAAGCCTTAACTCCTCGTCAGTTACATTGCTGTCAACCTTCAGAATTTCTCCATTCATTTTAGAAATTTCCGTCACATCATCACTCCTTGTTGTTTTCCAATTGGTCTGCCTGTGTATTAATTAATCTTGCATTGGCAAGCTCAACCTCGTCCTGTAAATTAATGTTGCTCCACACTATTTCGTGGTTAGTACCGTAGCCGTTCATAGCAAGCCACATTGTGCATATCTTGCTTATCACAGGGTTAAGCAAATCACGGTAATGCTCCAGCTCGCTTGTCAAAATATCTGCCTGCTGTGACGACATTCTCTCGGTACTGCTCCATGAAAGTCCAAGTAAAAACGGCGGAATACTCAGCTTAGAAACTATCTGCTCCAAAAGCAGTCTGCCGGGCGTCTGGCAATCAAGAATCTGATTGTCTGCACCTATTACCTTTATGTCAACATCACCCACAGCTACAAAATCAGACACACCCTTATCCTGCATAGCCTTGCTCCATTCCTTGGCTATAAGCTCGGCACGCTGCTGCGTATAAATGCCGTCTGTGCCGTCATTTGGCGGCTTGTAGGTTACGGCAAACCTCACATTACCTGCTCTGTCCCAGTTCTGACCAATAGCAGTAAATATCTTCATAAGAATATTGCTTACAAAGGGCAGTCCCTGTAATATGGACGTTCCGCCCACCCTGTCAGGCTGTGGATTTAACGACGTTATCATTATCAAATTCTGATTTTTCACAGGTATGGCCTCACCGTTTTCCTGCCTTATAAACACCTGCATATCAAGGGGATTTTCCTTGCTTAACTTCAGCATAATGTCATCATTAGCGGCATTGTACAGCCCGTAAATACCGCTGTAATCCTTATAAGGTATAATCTCAGCAACTGCTGTGCCGTAGGTTAAAAGCCTGTCAAAGTATGTACTTAGAAAGCACTTAAAACCCACATTGTTGCCGCCTGTTCTTACACTGTTAAGAAAATATCTTAATTTATTTTCAGCCTGCTTGCTTTCACACACAATCTCAAAGGTACCCAGCAGCCTCACCAGCTTGTTTATGGCTGAGTCTATAATCGGAATAGCCTCTCTTAAAGACGCATACAGCAAATGCTGCGAATTATTAAGAGGAATGTAGCTGTTAAAAACATTAAAGGGGTTGCTAAAGCCGTTGCCTGTTACTGTCTGTGCTATTTTGGGTTGTGACTGTTTTTTATTTTTAAATAATCCCACACAGCACCTCCTATAATCTTTTACTTGCAAAGGCCACAAAATCATTTTGCGGTCTGTTCAAAATTGTAGTTACAAAATATCGTATATCGTCCATTGCGTGGTCGTTTTCCTTTATGGGGGCGTCTGCACCGCCTGTGCTCCACCTGTATAAGCCGAATTCCCTCATACTGTCGCTGCAGCAGCTGCATATTTTCACCCTACCCTCCTTTAATGCTGTAGAAACCTTGCGTATTCCGTCAACCACATTATTTTTAGCAGGTATAACCGTAAATTTGCCATGACTGCGTATAGTTTGAATAAAGCTGGCAGCAGACGGGTCAACCACTACAGCTTCAATCTTTTTGCCCTGTGTAAGCTGCTGCAACGCCTTATAATGCTCCTCGTCAGTACGCTGTATGCCCTCTTTTTTAGAGTCGTAGTAATATTCATCAATTCTATACCACACTCCCATTAAAAGTCCCCATAATCCGAAGGAAGCCGGGTTTACCGTACCGTAGTCACAGCTTACAGCATATCTTTCAAACCTTTCAGCAGGTACATCTGCAAACATATTGTCCTTCATAAACGGGTACACACAGCCCTCTACTCCAACCCACTTACCTAAAATGAATCGCTCATAAAAAGCACCGCTGTAAAGGCTTTTGTAACGATTTTTCATTTTTTCTGAAAGCGAAGGATTGTCGTCCATAGTAAAGTGCAGGTAAAGTGCATTTTTACGCTTTCTTCCTAAAATCCACTCCACCCTGAACCAGTGCTGAGGATACTCGGGGTTGCAGTTAAACCAGAACTTACTGCCATTTACCGAGCACCTGGCAACCGCCTGTTCTACAAAAGACCTTGGCATAAGTGCCACCTCGTCAAACAAAACACCGCACAATGTCATACCTTGTATTAAAGAGGCAGAGGACTCGTCCTTACCGCCAAACAGGTAAAACCTGTTGTGCTTGCCGTTAAGTGAAATTTCCAGTATATTCTGCGACAGCTTTTCAGTACATGTAAAACCCATTTCCTTTAATGAAGTAACCATAGGTGTTACTACATTACGCTTTAAAGAGCGTATAGTTTTTCCGCACAATGCAAAGCTTCCGCCGTTAAAGCGATAAAATGCCCATGCTATAAACGAAAGGCTCATGCACATTGTTTTTCCGCTACGCACAGCACCGTCACATATAACGGCGTCACAGTCTGCATATCTGCTGCCCTTACACCACCAGGTTAACAACTGCATTTGCTTTTTAGAAAAGCCTTTAAGCGTCATCGGCATCCTCCTCACCGTTATTAAAAATTGAAGCGCTGTTTTCTAACGCCTTATAAAACGGCATACTGTTTTCCTGTGAGCTTTGCTGTGCCTCACACAGCTTTTCAAGCGCCTTTAGTCTGTCGAAAAATTTAATTTCCATAGCGCCGTCCTTCGGCCGCTTAATTTCAGAAATCAAAAACAAATCCATACTTTCAAGCTCCTGCAATGTAGGATTTTCCTTATACAAAAGTTGAACACAGTCTGCAATACTGCCAAAGGCAAGCCGTTCATATCCCAGCAACGCCATAAAACGCAGGTCGTTCAGTCGTGTATCACGGTACTTTTTTACCTTTGCAATAACATCCTCCCGCATTAACAGCTGCTGCCCCGTCTGCTCAGGGCTGCAGGTATAGCCTGCCATTACAGCCGACAGTCGTACATTGCCGTTAGACGCATAATAACAGCAGAACTTGTCCTCTCTTTTTGTCATAAACTACCTCCTGTAATACTAAAAACTATTTAAAATCGGATAGGATTTTCAAGAGATTTTTTGCTGTACGTATACTGCCCCCCGTAAAGGCTGCCGCCTTTTGAGGACGCAATATGAAGTACAGTGCAATATCTTCCGAAAAGATATTTGAATTTTTTATAGTATTTAGTATAATATCGCTAAGAGAAAATACTAACCACCGTCAAGCTAAACTTTATCAGCCAATGGTTAATTAAAACAACCGTGATAGCTCTTCTGTATCTGTCACGGCATTTTCATTTACCCTTGCACTATATAGTCAAATAAAAAAAGAAAGTGCCCTCATTTATGCAATGATGTACACTTTCTTAAAAAATATTTTATGCTTTATATGAAACTATGATATACACTGCCATATATAATGTATTATGTTCAATGCCGCATATATACCTTCTGCACTAAATAAAGGTTTTTGAATAGTATGTAATACGGTTTATTTCTTCAAAGAAGGTGATTTTATACCATTAGAAACCGGCAAGCTTTTCGCAAAATTTATAAAATGTGAAGCCGGCGGTGAGGGTGCAACATATGGCGAATGACTATATCTTCCAATTAATAGTTACCATTATTTTGTTTTCAGCATTTTTACAAACATATATTTTGTTGATAAATTCATTCAACATGTATTTATCTAGCTTTTCGATTTTTTTGTATTTAAATAAAATCTTATTTTTGTCGGTTAAAGCAGCTTTTTGGTTTTTGGTGGAATCAATTATATTTTGAACCTCTTTGATTTGATTTTCCAAATTGTTCATTTCAAACTCAAATCGTTGCAAAAAATCGTAATACTGCTTTTGGGTTATTTTTCCATCTAACCTATCTTCGTATAAAACAAATAATTTGTTCTTCTTATCTGATAGTTGAATATTTAATTTTTTCAACCTTTTAGCAAGCTGACTAAGTTTAACATCACCGTCACTATCTTCAGTAATATCAATTAATTCTTCATCGTAATATGCCTCTAATAGCACATTAATCTCATCAATAACTATTTGTTCAATATAATCAAACCTGGCATATACAGAATTTGAACAGGTATTAGCTGTTCTGCGTGTAGGACAAGATGCATAATTTACTAAAGTTCCATCTGCTAATATGCCACGTTCTCGTCTTAATTTTTTCTCGCATTCGGGACAATACAATTTAGCCAGTATTGGATGCAACGGTATATTTGATTTAATTGGATTGCTGTTTTTTGAATTACCTGCTCTTATAGTCTGTGCCATATGCCATATTTCTTCTGAAATTATTGGTTCATGGTTATTTTCAATTCTAATTTGCTGATTTTTAGGAACAGACTTCTTTTTATGGCATTTATAACTAATATTTTCGTGTTTACCTTGAACCAATGTTCCTAAATAAACCTCATTTACAATCATCCTTGTTAATGTAGAAGGAGTCCAAACCTGCGTCTTAGGATTTGCAGACATAGATATATTGTAGTAATTTGAATTGAAAGATTTATATTGTGACGGCGAAGGTATTTTTTCATCATTTAACATACGGCATATAGCTACCACCCCATATCCATCGGTATATAAATCAAATATTCTTTTTACTATTTTGCTAGCAACCGGGTCAGCAATTAGTTTATGTCTGTCATTTGGGTCTTTCATATAACCGTAAGGTGCAAAGGCACCAATATATTCACCTTTTCTCATTTTGCTTTTTAATGCAGTTCTTACGTTTGCAGAAACATCCTCAAGATACCACTCATTTACTAAGCCATTTATTTGACGTGACTTTTTGTTTTCTTTTTTGTCCGTGTCGGCACCGTCAGCATAGCCTACAAATCTTATATTCCATAAAACGAATTTCTTATGGAGATATTCTTCTATAACCTCCATTTCTCTTGAAAATCTGGATTGTGACTTACATAGTACAATATCTATGCTGTGATTTTCACAGTCCTGAATTAATTCCTTGAAGGCAGGTCTGTTTTGGTTACCACCGGAATAATCATCATCAATATATATTTTGTAAATGTCCCAATCTTGTTCCATTGCATATGCAATTAGCATATTCTTTTGCGTTATAATGCTAGAACTATAATCGTTTTCTTCTTTGTTTCTATCTTCATCTGACAATCTACAATATATTCCAACCTTACTCGTTATAATAATCATCACCTTTGTTACTTTAGAGTAATAGATAGCTATTTATTGATACTGTTATTATTTCACAATTAATTAGTCTGCACAAAAAGCTTATGTAATGTTGTTTCTTTTTTTAATTCGTTATTTATTACTGTAGACATTTTTTTATTGATTATCATTTTAAGCATTTTTTCGTTCTTTGTCTGAAAATTATTAATTATAATAAATTTATTGTGCGGATACAAACACAACACCACCTCAATTTGTTACTATGTTTTATAATATGACCTTTTCTCTATACATATTCTAATAAATTATGCTGTTAATCATGAACAGGATTATAGTTAGACATCCGATAATAAAAGTATATAGCTTAAGCTGAGAGGTTGCGGTTTCTATTGCAACCTTTTCCCAATTTTATAGTTTTAAATAATTTATCATTGGTTAGTTTTAAGTAACTGTCAACAAACGCACCTTCATTCTTTCTACCGGATACTATCCTACAGAAAATTACTTTCCTCAAACAGAAAAAGCATTTAGTCACAAATATCGAAATTGAATATACGTATAAACCTTTTATTTACAACAGAATGTATGTCATTATCAACTTTTTTAACACTACCAGATGCCTGATATTATTGTAACTTTACACAATACTGTTCTATTTTGTTGACCTAAGTATAAAATGTATGGTATAATTTTCATACGATTATGACATTTTTTTACGGTGAAATGCATAATTGAGTAAAAAACAGAATTGGAGGGATAAAAATGCATAAACTTCCCAGAAGGTTTCTTCCCGCCTCGGCAATTACATTAAGTGCTGTGCTTATTATGAATATGTGCATAGTGGGCAATGTATCAGTAGGGGCTGCGGAAGATTATAACATCACAGAGAAGATAAATGCAACACTCAGCAGTTCTCTTGAGTGGCTTGAGGGGTCACAAAACGAGAACGGAAGCTGGGGCGATGAGCAGCTTGTAAACGACACCTGTTACAGCATGTCTGCTCTTGGGGACAATGGTTATGATGTGTCATACGGAAAACAATGGCTTGACAGCGTAACCACTTTAGGTAATGGCGACATATTGTCGCACAAATTGCTTGCTACCTCTGACAGCAATGCATATGCAAAAAAATTACTTGCTGTGCAAAACGCTGACGGAGGCTTTGGCCTTGAAACATCACACACCTCTGAAGTGTACGATACCGTACTTGCACTTGAGGCTTTTGAAAGTCTTGATACAGCATCTTACAACAAAAACATTGAGAGTATGCTTTCGTTTCTTATTAACAATCAGAACGATGACGGAAGCTGGAGCTGCAGCCAGTATAATGACGCTGAAGACGCACTAACAGCTCGTGTTGCGTATGATGTAGTAAAGTATCTTAATAACAATTCGCTGACATCAACAGCTATGCTTTCAGCAGTTTCTTCAGCCGATGTTTATTTGTCAGGCACAAACACAGCATACCTTGATATGAGCGAGAACAACATTGAAAGCTCTTTGTATTATTGTTTGCTTAAACAGGAGCAAGGCGACTATACCGAAATATACAATATTGTTCAGAATATTGCAGATGCTCAAAACAGTGACGGCAGCTTTTACAACAGTGTTTATGATACTTACCTTGTCATAAAATATCTTAACGAGATTGACACCGTTGATGAAAGCTATAATATAAACACGCTTGCTGTTAATCTTGACGAAAACAGCGCATTTACAAACACGCCACAGGATATTACAGGAGAATATACAGTTACATATAATACTGCCACTGACAAAAGCCTTACTCTTGTAACAGAGATATACGACGGTGACAACGTTGTATATTCCGAAGAACAACCTGTTTCACTTGATAGAACCAAAAGCAGTGTTACAGGAACGGCATTTACGTATAATATAAACGAAAGTGAGTCAAAGGTATTCAAAGCAATATCTGTACTTACTGACGGCAACACGCAGCTTAGTACGTATACCAATTTTATATATGTACAGGAAGAACCTGTCGTACCGAAAACAGAGGTTACAGACGCAGGTCTTAAGCTGAGTGATCACTACGGCTATACAAACGAGCAAAAAACTGTAACAGCTAATTATTTTATCCTATACTCAACCAATGTAAACTATCTTCTTAAAGTAAAGACTAATGTTTATTGCGGTGATGAAATTGTAGGCACAAACGAACAGCAGGCAGTTCTCACACCTGACACA